ACAGTTAATCATAGATGACAGGATGTCCATACAAATGTGCACATACGTGTATCCGTTGCCTCAAATACCTATGTTTTATGAGAACATTGAGTGAACATACATAGGTTGGTACTAAGGGACCCCCATACGAAGGAAGGGACCTGTGCTGACATCCTTAGAACTATAGACTGACAGCGTAACTCCCGACGTCCTGTCAGTCCTTACATCACAGGTAACCGAACCAGAGTGTAACTGAGGTCTACTCCCAACCTTAGGCCAACACAGGATCGGTACCTGTGATGTACCTTATTCACACAAGAGAGAACATGAGACATGCTTACAGTGACACAGAGACTGATGTCTGGCTTGGGTCAGGCTGGAAGTGATTGGGCATGGAGTCTGTCAATCAATGACATAACCTATAGTCCACTACAGACACAGGTGACCGAGGAACTAGTGTCAGAACCAAAGACAACTCATGATCACTCAAGCAGTACATCAGCTCTCCAGGATCTGTATGACTACTACAGTGAGAACCTGAGGTGACATCAGTTATTCTATGTGTCTGGTTGTCATCCTTAGTCGTCTTGGTGCTTAGGTTACAGTGGTTGGACTGGGGTCAATACTCAGGTCTAACTCAGGTCTAACACCAGTGTGACTATAGGTCCCGATTTGTCTTTAAAAGAAACAAGGGTCGTCCAGACAAGAATCGCCTAATGTCTGCGGTTCATACCATCGGCCCCGATAGTCTCACTTCAGACCCGAAAGGTCATCGGATGATGTATCCGTTGTCCTCTGTCTCTAAGTAAATCAATGACTTAGCTGATGTCATCCAGGAATGACCCAAGATTCCTGGTACCATGCTCGGTCTTTCGGCCCCCCAGTGGTCCAATCAATCAATCGTTTTCAAAAGTCCGTTAAAGAGTTGTCGTTGTTGTTGTTGTTGTCAGACCTCTTGAAGCAGACCCCCGCCCCACAAAAGAGGGGCCTTAGAACCCCCAGGAGTCCCCGTCATGGCCCTAGAGTCAGGAACCTACATCAACAGTCTGAACGCAAGTAACCCTGCGTCTACCGATGGCCTAGGTCAGGCTGATGACCACCTACGTCTAATCAAAAGCACTCTACTTGCGACCCTACCCAACGTTACTGGTGCGGTGACTGCCGACCACACTGAGTTATCAACCCTAGGTGGCTACACAGGCAACACTGCGGATCTAAACATCTTGTCAGGAGCCGCAGCGGCTGGTGTCACAGCTACAGAGTTCCAGTACCTCAATGGTGTCACCAGTGGCATCCAGGCACAGATAGATGCCATCACCAGTTCTGGAACCACAGTCAACGATGGTACCGTGACGATCCAAGCTGGGACCCTGTTGTCAACTGGTGGCAGCTTCACGACCAACCAGGCATCCGCAAGCACCATCACCATAGATCACGCCACGGTATCCCGTAGTAACACCACGACCTCTGTGGCCCCCGCAGCTGGCACTACGTTCACTGCTATCGACCAGGTCACCTCAGACAGCTATGGTCACATCACGGGTGTCCGTACCAAGACTGTCACTATGCCATCCTCGGCATCTGGTGGTATCGCCTTGACGGATCTGTCAGTAGGCGCAGAGGGTACCGCCAGTGGTAATGGATCCCTCAGCTACAACAGTGCCAATGGTGTCTTCACCTATAGTCCCCCCACGGCGGCTGGCTTAGGTGCCCTGACGGCTCACCCTAACATCAGTGCGGCCTCTAGTAGTAACAACAGTGGTAGTACGTTCATCCAGGACATCACCCTAGACAGCAATGGTCACGTCACAGGTATAGCGACTGCTACTGCATCAAGTAGTCCTAGTACAACTCTAGGTGCCGTGGGTACCTACGCTTGGCTCGGTAGTACAGCTAACGGTCAAGGTTTCCTGGCTGGGTCTACATACACAGCGGCCTCACACAGTCTTGTGTACGCTGGCTTTGTATCAACAACTGTATTCAGTGACGATACAGCTGCCACGATCCAAGGTTCCGCACCAAGTGGATCATGGCGTGCTATGGGTAACGCTGCTAATGGTTCAACCTTTGCGGCAAACAGGGAAGGTTCAACCTTGTTCTTGCGTATATCTTAATGGAGTTAATGACACATGAGTATAACACTAACAGTTAACGACATCAGGAATGCTGCATCTCACAACGCTGAGAACACCTACTTTTATGTCGAGATTAATCACCCAGAATACGGTTGGATCCCTTACACATTAGATCCTACCGACACCGACATGACCATAGACAACACGGCCCTACGCGCCCTCATAGGTTCAAACTTCAGTCCCTACGTGGCCCCCACCCAAGAGGAACTTGATGCAACGGCAGCGGCTAACGTCAGAGCCGAGCGTGACAGACGCCTAGCGTCCGAGGTAGACCCAGTCGTCAGTAACCCCCTGCGCTGGGCCGACCTAAGCGAACAAGAGCAAGCTGACGTCTCAGCCTACCGACTAGCGTTACTCGATGTACCTCAGCAACAAGGGTTCCCGCACACAGTCTCCTGGCCTACACCACCAGCTTGTCTCTAACACGAAGGACACCAGTCCATGCCAAACCTACCGATCCGCGACCTAGGTTCCGTAGGCGTAATCACTGATGTCGACCCATTCAACCTACCGATCAATGCGTTCACCCGCGCTAAGAACGTCAGGTTCGACCAAGGCAACATCCGCAGATCCCCAGGGTTCCGTGATGTCTCCACAGTCACAGGGTTCACCCCAGTGTTCATCCACGGTGTCTACAACGCCACTGGATATGACACAGTGACCGTGGTCTCCGATGACTTTGATGTCTACAACTTCAGTAACGGTACCATTGCCCTAGATTACAACTCCAGTGCATCTGTCAGTCCCGCCCAAGTCACAGCGACGTCCCTAGCAAACGTCCAGTACTTGAACCGAGAGGACATCGCGCCCCTCTACAAGACCCCAGCGATGAACAACTATGCCCCCCTGGTCAACTGGCCCTCAGGCTACACCTGTGAATCCCTGAGATCTTATGGTGACTTCCTGATTGCTATGAACATGGACGAGGGTGGTCAGAGCTTTCCAACTAGGGTACGCTTTAGTGACATTGCTCTAGCTAACCAGGCTCCCTCTAGTTGGGACGAGACAGACACCACCAAGAGTGCTGGGTTCAACGACCTAGCGCAGATGAACACCCCGATCATAGATGGTCAGACCCTGGGCTCTAACTTCCTGATCTACTCTAGTGACCAGGTTTGGCTCATGGAGTTCGTCGGTGGCACCTTCATATTCAACTTCCGTAAGCTCTTCAGTGACGTTGGTGTCATCAACCAGAACTGCATAGTGGAAGTCCAGGGTCGACACTACGTCTTCGACCAAGACGACATCTACATGACAGATGGTGTCAGTACCCAAAGTATCTGTGATGGTCGCGTGAAAGACTACATCTTCTCAGGTATTGACACGAGTTCCCTAGATCGCTGTTTCGTTCAGTATGACCCAGCGCGTGAAGAGATATACTTCTGCTACAAGAGCAGCGACGACATGGCTGAGTTCACCAATGGTGACGGGTGTAATCGTGCAGCTGTCTTTAACTACGCAAGCAACACCTGGTCCTTCCTAGATCTCCCTAATGTTTACGCAGGGACCAGTGCCAACGTCGACACAGTAGAGACCTACGACACAGCCAGCGTCACCTACGACCAAGCTGGTTCTACATACGCATCTCAGGACGCTGGTTTCACCCGTAACATCCTTATGCTCTCCCAGGCATCCTCAAGCGATGGTTTGTCTGGTAGTAACATCCTGGGTCTAGATGGCATTGACGAGGGGTCAACCCTAGCTGGCGCATTGAACACCAGTGCAACCAAACCCATGAGACTAGAGCGCACAGGGATTGACCTAGACACGGAAGCACAGCTACCCCTGACTGGCTACAAGAACATCCGTAAGATGGTCCCCCAGTTCAACACTGTGGCAACCAACAAAGTCTTCAATGTGTCTATGGGTGCATCAGACCTAGCAACCTCGGCCCCCACCTACGAGACCTCTGTGTCTCTAGATACGTCATCGGCCTACAAGGTCGACTCTAGATCATCAGGTCGCTACCTGAGTTACAAGATTGAGACCCCAGACACCAAAGACTTCACGATCTCTGGATTTGACTTTGACATCGTAGCAACTGGGAGACGTTAGACATGGCGACGAACTCAGTAACTGACGTCACCATCACGACATATGTCAGACGTCCAACCCCTAACCTAGATGAGAGCTTTCGTCTCTACATAGGACAAGAGTTCCAAGCTATCGAGAATGCAATTAATAGTATCATCCAAGGTACCATCCAGGTGACCGACAATCCCCCAGAGAAACCAAAGAAGGGCATGGTTCGCTATGCCTTGTCACCTTGGGATCCCCTGGGGTCTGGCTACACTGGCCTGGTTGTCTATGACGGGACATCTTGGTCATCCTTTAGTCCATCAACTTATGACGACTTCCCCAACTAAAGATAATAAAACAATAACAATAGGAGCATCCACATGGTTTGGCCTGTAATTGGTGCTGTCGTAGGCGGTATGATGGCAAACTCCGCTGCTAAAAAGCAAGCGAGTGCTATAGATCGCGCAAACGAGCAGAACAACCAGTATCTGAACGCAGCGATGCCTTACATCAACACAAACCTAGGCAACGTCTCTGGTTACTACGACGACATGATCGCCAAAGGTCCCTACCAAGGATCTTTCTACGCACAGCCAAACACCATGCAAACTGGTGCAAACACCCAGCTGTACAACCTAGGTAACAACCTGGTCGACCGTGGCAACTCTATGTACCAAGATGGTGTCAACTACGCTGCCCCAGGTATGAACTTCGGTAATAACGCCAACAGCCTTTACAACCAGTTCACAGGTATGGCTGGCGACTTCACCAACCGTGTTGGTCAATTTGATGCCTTAGCTAACAACCAGATGAACCTGGCGAATGACTACAGCAACATCCGCGATGGCATTGGTAACTACCGCTCCAACTTTAATGACCTAGCAACCAACAGTCAGGGTGTCACTGATCGCTTCGGTAACCTAGCCGACAAGGCGTTAAACGATGATCGCATGGGGACTGCATCTCAGTATGCCTTAGATAACATGAACCCCATCGTCGACGCCATGCTACGTGACGACAGGCGCACACTGACGGAACAAACAATCCCGGGCATCAACAAGGCTGCGTCAGGTTCTGGCAACGTGAACTCCAGCCGCGCTGGTGTTGCTGATGCATTGGCTAACCGTGCATTTGAT